ATTAAGTATATCTATCATAACACGAACATATATTCGATTCAAGAAAATGCGGATATTTTTAAATTGATTGTGTCAATTTACAATCAATTTCTATTCAATGTGGTTTTCCAGCAGGTTCTGTAAAATAAGCTCAGATCAAAACAATGACGGGAGGAGCTTATGCAACAGAATATTGAATTTGAGCGGTGCATTGATTTTCTGGTACGGATGATTGATAAGTACGGCGAAGAAGTCCTCCGGGAGTTGGAGGAAGAAAAACAGAATAAGGAAGAAAAAGAAACGGCAGTTCCTGAAATACAAAATGTAAATCAGACTGTCGCTTTTTTCATGTATTTTTAAATCAAATAAATTTTAAAAGCTGATGCAGAGTGTGTGACTCATTATTCTGGGAAGCGGTAATACGAGTATCAAATGGCTTGAAATGATTCTGTGTATAAAAGCTCAGAAGAAATTCATTATCTTCGCATTCAAGAAACTCCATAACGCCGCCTACGGAATATTTGAGACTGGATATGGTTTCCAGTGCAAATCCCAGTAGAATATTTCCAGGGATTCGTTTATTCTTTGGAAGAGAATAGTTCTTTCCCAACTGGGCAATCAGGTAAGCTGCGGTAGTATAGGATTGTGTTTCTTCATCCAAAATACTGACACGGGACAGCTTTTTTGCCATTGTCTTGCTGATATTTGAAGCACGGACAGAGATTGGTTTTACTGTAAGTGAAAAATAACCAACCAGTGAAGCATCTTCAGCATCAAATACCAGATAAGTGATAGATTGATCTTTTTTGGTAAACTCAATCGCATTATGTAATAAAAAGTATTCCACATCGGGATTTTTGGGACAAGAAAAATCGGAGAGTAAGTCGTAAAGACTTTCCTCTCCGATATATGTCGGTTCGTCTTTATCCAAATATGCCCGAATATTAACGGTAAAATATTTATCAGACATGTTTTTTCTTCCTTTTTGACATTAAAGCTAAGATTTCCTGTGGGTTCGTTAACTGACGTCCGGGAAGTGTCTGCTTTGGTGTGCGGTCACGGTCGGCTTCGTCAATTGCTGCGACAAAACGCTTTACGCTATTTGGATTGGATACGACAAAATTATGAGTAATACTTGAAGTAGCCATACTAACACCTCCTCTTTTTTGGCTTTTTTGTGTATTTATAGTATATGCAATGTGTGATAAAAACACAATATCGAAAACAAAAATAATTTCTAAATAATTTTCAAGCCGGACATTTATTAGACGCTTCCGGTAAGCGAACAATATTTTCGAGCCAATCATTTATAAGTCGCCAATGGTGGGCGGGCAATATTTTGATAACAGAAATGCTCTGTATCTAACTTAATTATACGATTGGCGAAGAAATGCGTCAATACGGAGAATAAGTATTGAAAATAGTTGGAACAAGTACTAAAATAAGGTTGGGACAATAAAACAGAGTTATACTGCGAGGAAGATTATGAAGAATAAAAAGATTAAATGCGATATATATACCAGAGTATCCACAACCATGCAGGTAGATGGCTACAGTCTGGATGCTCAGAAAGAAAAACTCAAGAGATATGCGGAATTTCAGAACATGGAAATCGTAAATGAGTATTCCGATGAAGGTAAGTCTGGAAAAAGCGTAGAGGGCAGACCGGAATTTCAGAGAATGTTGGATAATATTGAGAATGGAACAGATGAGGTGCAGTTTGTACTGGTGTTCAAGCTTTCCAGATTTGGTCGTAATGCGGCAGATGTTTTAAATTCTTTGCAGAGGATGCAGGATTTTGGAGTGAATCTGATCTGTGTAGAAGATGGAATTGACAGCTCAAAAGATAGTGGAAAGCTGATGATTTCTGTTCTGTCTGCGGTGGCAGAGATCAAACGAGAGAATATCCTTGTTCAGACAATGGAAGGACGTAAGCAGAAAGCCAGGGAAGGAAAATGGAATGGTGGATTTGCTCCGTATGGTTATGAATTAGTAAATGGAGAATTGCAGATTGCAGAGGACGAAGCAGAGATTATTCGTCTGATCTATGACAAATTTATTCATACCAATATGGGAATCTCTGCGATTGCTGCATGGCTGAACCAGCATGGATACAAAAAGAAAAAACGACAGAATAATACACTGGACGCATTTGCCGCTTCATTTATAAAGGGCGTTCTGGATAATCCGGTATACTGTGGAAAGCTGGCTTATGGACGAAGGAAAAACGAGAAAGTTTCTGGTACAAGAAATGAATACCGCATTGTAAAGCAGGAAAATTATATGCTGCACGATGGTATCCATGAAGGGATTGTTTCAGAAACAGACTGGGAGCTGGCACATCAAAAACGGGAAAAAACAGGTGTGAAATATGAAAAGACACATAGTCTCGATCATGAGCATATTTTATCCGGAATATTGAGATGCCCATTATGTGGAAGTGGTATGTATGGAAACGTGAACCGAAAGAAAAAGAAAGACGGAACTTTATATAAGGATTATTTCTATTATGCCTGCAAACATCGTCGCCTGGTAGATGGTCATAAATGTGGATATCGTAAACAATGGAGTGAGGAGAAGATTAACAATGCAGTGGAAGAAGTTATTCGGAAGCTGGTGAAGAATCCTAAATTTGAAGAAGCAATTCTGAATAAAATCGGTTCAAGAATAGATACAGAAGAAATAGAAAAAGAGATTGAAAGACTGGAAAAACAGCACAGGCAGCTGACCGGAGCAAAAGGAAGACTTGGACAGCAGATGGATAGCCTGGATATCATGGATAAATTTTATGAGAAGAAATATCAGGATATGGAGACAAGGTTATACCATCTGTATGATGAAATTGAAGGCGTGGAGAACAGTATAGAAGAAGTTAAGAATCGCCTGCTGAATATCCGGCAACAGAAAATATCAGAAGAAAACGTCTATCAATTTCTTTTATATTTTGATAAACTATATGATAAGTTCACCGACCTGGAGAAGAAAGAATTTCTTAACAGCTTTGTGGAACAGGTGGACATTTATGAGCAGGAGCAGCCAGATGGCAGATTCCTGAAGCACATAAAGTTCCGTTTTCCGGTGTATTTTGGAGACAGGGAGACACAGGAACTTTGTTGGGACAACGAAAGTACCGTTGAAACTGTGTGCCTCTTGAGCAACCGAAAACCAGATACCACGGTAAAACTCAGCGTGGATATGGACGATTACTACCGTATTAAAGATGGTAAAGAGCCTAAATAAAATCGAATAATACACTGAATTAAAGCAGGATAGAAGCTGTTGATGCGTTAGAAGATAACGTGTCAGCGGCTTTTTCTTTTTATCTGAAAATCTATTAGTCAAATCTGAAAGGAGTCAATTCTATGGCGAAGAAAAATGTAAGGAATATGAAGGTTTGTGGACAGAGCGGTTATAAATATGAGACAGTTCCGGCAATTACATTAAAAGGAAAGTGGCTGGAAGAACTGGGATTTCATCTTGGGGATTATGTGCAGGTGAAATGTGAAAATGGTCAGCTGATTATCACGCCAGATGTGGATAAAGCACAAGAGCAGGAAGCGAAGACCGCATTTATGGATGAGGAGATTAAGAAACTGATAATCAGATACCAGAATGAAAAAGAAGAAATTACTGCAAAATATGTGGCAGAGCAGAGTGCAGGCTGTTATGGAAAGAAAGCATGAGAGGGGGAGAATGTATGGCAAGGATTATAATGTGTGGATCATTTAAAGGGGGAGTTGGCGTATTCACTGGCTGAGATGGGAAAAAGGGTTCTGGCTGTTGATTTTGACAGCCAGGCAAATCTGACAACCTGCTTCGGAGTAGAAGATCCTGCGGCTGTGCCGGTGACGATTGGACATCTGATGATGAATCGGCTGGAAGATGAGGAAATGCCGGATCCGTCAGAGTTTATACAGAGTAGAAATGGCGTGGACTTTATTCCGTCAGCCATGATGCTTTCAGCAGTGGACAGTAAGCTACGGATGGAGATGGTTCAGAGAAGATGCTGACTGGTATTCTGGAGCCGCTGAGAGGGCTGTATGACTATATTATTGTAGACACCTGTCCATCGCTCGGAACATTGACGATTAACGCATTGACGGCGGCTGATGAGGTGATTATTGCCGTCAATCCGCAGCTTTTGGCAATGATGGGATTGCAGGATTTTATCCGGACAGTGAAGAAAGTCAGAAGCAGACTGAATGACCGCCTGCAGATTGCAGGGATCCTGCTGACTATGTGTGATGCCAGAACAAATCTCTGTAAGGTAATCACAGAACAGCTGACGGATACTTTTGATGGACAGATCCGGATTTTTAAGAGTATCATACCAAACACAGTAAAGGTGGGAGAATCAATTTATTACAGTGAGCCGCTTCTGGAGTATGCACCGGAGAATAAGGCTTGTAAAGCATACCGGAATCTGGCAGAGGAGGTGGTTGGGGATGAAAGCTAATGCACCAAAAGAAAAGTATTTCAGGACGCACTGGATCTTCTTGCTGAGGATCCGGTGAAGAATACGCCAGTGCCTGTGAACGGGATTGTTTCTATTCCGGTTGAGGAAATACATCCGTTTCATGATCATCCGTTCCGGCTGTATGAGGGAGAACGCCTGGAAGATATGGTACAGAGCATCAGGGAGTATGGTGTGCTGAATCCGGTGATTGTGAGGAAAGCTGCAAGGGGCTATGAGATGCTTGCAGGGCATAACAGAACCAATGCGGCAAAGATAGCAGGATTGACAGAGATACCTGCGATTCAGTATTTATCAGGTTTTGCCGAAGCTGATTGAATTGTGGGGGATGAACATCAGGACGGATGTGGAGGCTAAAAAAACTTCATGCAACAGACCGTGAAATGACAACTCCCCTGTTTCTTCTCCGGTGTGTGCAGCTGGGGATTTCCATTCGGGATCTGGATCTGCTGACTATCGGGATGGTGAATGATATGTTTGTGGAAAGCAGGAACGATGAGTATAAGGGATGGAGACAGGTTGCCACGCAGGAGGATTTTGACAGGTTCTGATCTGATGAAATGTGGTGACAGGATGTTTCAGAAAGGGTATAATGGGTTTATCAAAGTCGGGATTTGGAGGAGATTCTTATTTATGAAAAAAGGAATAAATAAATCAATCTTATTTTATATTGCATCAGTTCTGTTTCTCGTAGCCTCAGCTATAGACTTTACGAGTGGAAATGAAAATTCTATGGCTATAGTATGGTTATGTCTTGGTTCTTCGTTTCTTTGCTTGGGTTCGACTCATAAGAAAAAGGAAAACAATACAGATGATAAATAATTTCCTGCTTGTATTGCTGGAAAATCGGGATTCATAGAGTCCTTTTGTGATTTGCAACTGCTGGTTGACAGATTTACAGCCTGAAATGGTGGAATGCAAACAGCAAAACTGTTATATTTAGCTCATAAAATCTGCAAAAGGAGGAAAAAATGATTTTAGCTGATAAGATTACAGAGGAAAGAAAAAAGAATGGATGGTCACAGGAAGAACTAGCCAATCAGTTGGGCGTATCCAGACAGGCAGTATCTAAGTGGGAAAGTGCAGGAGCTGTTCCAGATTTGCAAAGAATTTTACAGATGTCGGAGCTTTTTGGTGTTAGTACAGATTACCTATTAAAAGATGAAATGAAAGCAGAAAATATCACCTATCACGAAAGTACTGAAAGCTATGCAGAACCGTTGAAAAAAGTAACTATGGAGAATGCAAATGAATTTCTTGACATGAAAAGAAATGGATCCAAAGTAGTGGCAAACGCAACAAGTATGTGTATCTTAAGTCCAATATTATTGATTGTTCTTGTGACAATGGCAGAAGATAGCGTATTTCATGTTTCGGAATCTCTGGCAACAGTATTTGGATGTGTTTTTTTGCTTGGAATGGTTGCGGCAGCCGTCTTTTTGTTTATTACATATGGAATGCGTGAATCACATATGGAACATTTTGAAAAAGAATGCTTTGAAACAGAGTATGGTGTATCTGGAATGGTACGAGAAAAAAAAGATTCCTATGAACCAATTTTTATCAGAGGAACAGCTGTTGGGGTAGTGCTTTGTATACTGGCAGTGATTCCGACAATTATTGCCGAATCTATGGAAGCGTCCGACTATTACTGTGGTCTTTCCGTTGGATTACTGCTATTCATACTTGCAATAGGAGTGAATCTGTTGGTTCGTGTTGGGATGGTAAAAAGCAGTTACGATACCCTTCTTCAGGAAGGGGAATATACAAAAGAAGAAAAACTGTTTAAGAAAAAGACTGACACGTTTTCTGGTGTATATTGGTGCTTGACTACAGCGATTTACCTTGCATGGAGCTTCTGGACGATGAGCTGGGATATTACATGGATTGTATGGCCGGTTGCAGGTGTTTTGTTTGCAGCATTGCTTGGTGTGGCGAAAATGGTGTTAAAGAGTGGCAGTGAAACTCAGCACTATATTTAAGATGGAGTTAAGTTTATTTTCCGCATATTATACTCATCCAGAAATTCAAGTTTGGAGAATTGAAAAAAACGGAATTTACCTATTAAGACATATAAACTCTTGACAATAAAGCTCCTATATAGTATGTTTTTAATAAACTACTATATAGGAGCTTTTGTATGGAAATGAATGGAGGATTTCTTGTCACCAAAATAAAACAGCTTGGAGACCGGATTTTTGAGAAGATTCTCAGTGAAAAGAATATTGATGCGTTTAATGGAGCCCAGGGACGTATTCTTTATGTGCTGTGGCAGGAGGATGGTATCTCAATCAGGTCACTCTCGACTAAATGCGGATTAGCGATAACATCTCTTACTACGATGCTGGAAAGAATGGAAAATCAAGGGCTGATAAGCCGTGTTCAGTCTGAAACGGACAAAAGGAAAACACTCCTGTTTCTGACTGAGAAAGCACATGCCTTAAAGGGCGAGTACGATTCTGTATCTGATGAGATGGGCAGTATTTACTACAAAGGTTTTTCAGAGGAAGAAATTATCCGGTTTGAGGAATGTCTCGACCGCATCAGAAAGAATCTTGAGGAGTGGCAGAAGTCATGAGTATTTGTATCAAAGATCAGATTCAGAACATGAATATCGTCATTGGCTGCACAGTGGGGTGTACATATTGCTATGCCCGCAACAACGTGAAACGCTGGCATATGATTGATGACTTCGCTGACCCTGAATTCTTTCCGGGTAAGCTCAAGATGATGGAAAAGAAACGTCCGCAGAACTTTCTTCTTACTGGGATGAGCGATCTCTCCGGATGGAAGCCGGAATGGAGAGACGAGGTATTTGCAAAGATCCGTGAAAATCCACAGCATCAGTTCCTGTTCCTTACCAAGCGACCTGATCTGCTGGATTTTGATACCGATCTGGAAAATGCATGGTTTGGCGTTACGGTGACGAGGAAAGCCGAACTGTGGCGTATCGACGCCCTTCGGAAAAACATCAGAGCAAAGCATTACCATGTTAGCTTTGAACCGTTATTCGACGATCCCGGTACAGTTGACCTTTCCAGAATCAACTGGATCGTTGTCGGCACTATGACCGGGGCTCAGAGCAGGAAGATTCATACGGAGCCGGAATGGGCATGGTCTCTGACGGATCAGGCACACGCACTCGGCATTCCGGTGTTTATGAAGGAAGACCTTGTCCCTATCATAGGGGATGAAAATATGATTCAGGAAATGCCGGAAGAATTTAATAAAGTGTTAGAGGTACAGAAATCATGGAAGAAGTAATAAATGGAATCCTCATTCGTGAGGTGGAAACAAAGAACATCATGACTAAGTCTAGTCTGCCGGTAGGCGGCTACTCGGTCAATCCCTATGTGGCTGTACACATGCCTGCAAGTATTGCTATGCTTCTTTTATGAAGCGCTTTACCGGGCACAAGGAGGAATGGGGCACTTTCCTTGATGTGAAGCATTGGCCGGAAATTAAAAATCCGAAGAAATATGCCGGACAGCGGGTGGTCATCGGTTCTGTGACAGATGGCTACAATCCACAAGAGGAGCAATTCGGGAATACCAGAAAACTTCTGGAGCAGCTGATCGGCAGTGACGCAGATATTCTGATCTGCACAAAGTCGGATCTTGTGGTACGGGATATTGATCTGCTGAAGAAGCTTGGACATGTAACCGTTTCATGGTCGATCAACACACTAGATGAAAATTTCAAGAACGATATGGATTCTGCTTCGAGCATTGAGCGCCGTATCTCTGCTATGAGGCAGGTATATGAAGCAGGTATCCGTACAGTCTGTTTCGTATCCCCGGTATTCCCCAGTATCACGGATTTTGAAGCAATCTTTGAGCGGGTAAAGGATCAATGCGATCTGTTCTGGCTCGAAAATCTCAATCTTCGAGGCGGTTTCAAAAAGACAATTATGGATTATATCGCCGGAAAATATCCTGATCTTGTACCACTTTACGACGAGATCTATAACAAGCATAACCGCAGCTACTTTGAAGCACTTGAAGTAAAAGCTGAGAAAATGGCTAAGAAGTATGATTGTGCCTTTGTGGATAATGAAATGCCTTATGGCAGAGTCCCGCAGGGACATCCGGTGATCGTAGATTATTTCTATCATGAGGAAATCCGTGGGACAGAGAATACCGGAAAAAGAAATCGCTAACTTCAAGTTTGCAGGGAAGGTGGCTATCATGGAGATGAAGAGAAATGGATGAGAGGAAAGCGTATTGGTTTGAACAGCCATATATGCCGCAGATGAAAAATATTGCGGTGGCTCCTGTTATTCTGGAAGATGGAAGACTGTCCTTCTGTGTTCCAGGGGATGATGGTCCTCCGTGGTCCGGGGTGTGGAACCTGACTGGAAAGGTTGTTTTGGACGGGGATGATTATTTTGAGTTCCAGTGTGATGATGAAGTGATGCACAGACGGGGTGGAACATATAAATTTCATGCTTTGGATGTTGATACATTCCGCAGGGAAACGTGTTAGTGGATATCACAGGGAAAAGAGATTGCAGACTGCTGTAAAACAACAGAAGAACTGCATGAATGGTACCTGAAACATTGGACTTATAACAGATAGAATGATTATATTTACGAAGGCATCGGTCACCTGGTTGGCTGGTGCTTTTTTCGTGGGGAAATGGAGGTGGCGGGATGTATCCGGTATCGGATGGGTTTCTGAGAGCTGTGAAGAGCAATACAAGAAAATATTACTGGACGGGTACGATCGTTACCAGAGGCGGAATGACGTATGAGTCGGGGCGAAGGAGATTGTGAAGGGTTCCGGGTATATTTCCAGGCAGTGCTGTGGAAGCACGGAAATTGAACTGGGGACGGTGTATGCGGCGGAGATGGGGATCACGCTTCTGAGTGACATTGACAGGTATACGCTGGAGGATGCTCAGGTGACGCTGGTGTTTCATCTGGTGCTGGCGGATGATTCGGTGGAAGATGTGCCGATGGGAGTTTTTGAGGTCAGTGAGGCGAACCGTCTGGCAAAGTGCCTGGAACTGAAAGCCTATGATTTTATGCTGCGGTTTGATAAGAGTTTCAACGGGCTTGAGACTGTGGGGACTGCTTATGATTTTATTGCTTTGTGCTGTAAGCGGTGTAAAGTGGAGTTTGCGAATAAGAGGGCGGAGATTGATGCCATGCCGAATGGCGGGGTGACGCTTTCTGTTTATACTGAAAATGATATTGAGACCTGCCGGGATGTGCTGTTTTATGTGGCACAGGTTCTGGGAGGTTTCTTTATTATTAACAGGGAGGGAAAGCTGGAACTGAGAAAGTACGGGAAGGATCCTGTGATGAAGGTGGAGCAGAGACACCGGTTTTCTTCCAGCTTTTCGGATTTTATTACCAGATACACGGCAGTGAGTTCCACCAACAAGCAGACGCAGATTGCAGAGTATTATGCTCTGGATCCGGGGGATGTGCTGACATTTGCGGGAGGACAGGCGGATGAGGGATGGATCACCTGTATTACTTCTATCAGGCAGAAGATCGGGGGAAAGCAGAGCCTGAAATGTGTGGGAAAGAATCCGAGGCTGGCTCAGGCGAAGTCAAGGAATGACAAGAATATTTCGGGACTGCTGAACCAGATTGAAGACAATGCGAAGACTGGGAAGATCGGGATCCATACGTTTACCAATGTTTGCCGCTGTATTATCCCATTGAGAAGATCGTTGCCAATTATACGAATACATTCAATGTGTATCTCTGGATGGAGTATGGCAGCGGTACGGTTGATGTGGGAGACTGCATTGCTTCTGTCAGCGGACAGGCAATGGCGGCTGGGGAAGCCTGGGACGGAAAGCTTGAGGTGGAGGATTATACACGAGATTTGCCATTGGCGGAGGACTGGATGTGAATGGTTTCCGGGAATCGCTGTCTATGCAGATGAAGGAGACGGTGAACAGAGGATTTGAAGTGTATTTTGCTGAGAGAGCGGGAATCAGCGGTTTCTGCAGGCCGGTAGAAATGGAGGGTGTGTGATGAAGTTGAAAGGTGAAATGGTCATTGAACTGACCGATACGAATACGGGTGCGGTGGAGACAGTTCAGGAGACGAACATGATCACGGAGGCAGTGAATAATATTCTGGGGCTGAATCCCATGGGGATTTATCTGAAAGCCAGCGGGGAGTATGACAATTCTGTTTTGTGGAACGGGACGCTGCTTCCCATCTGCCCGAACATGATCGGCGGGATCCTGCTGTTTCCGGCAGTGCTGGAAGAAAAGGCGGATCATATTTACGAGCAGGGGAAGAACCTGCTTCCGGCAGTTCTCAGAAATGGGGGCTGCTTTTTTCAGGGGAGGAGGATTCTGGCATGAAGGAATTTTGGAACTTTATTCAGATGGTTTTTATGGCTGTAGGCGGATGGCTGGGCTGGTTTATGGGAGGCTGTGACGGGCTTCTGTATGCCCTGATCGCTTTTGTGGTGATCGATTACCTGACCGGGGTGATGTGTGCTTTTGCGGACCATACGCTTTCCAGTGAGGTGGGATTCCGGGGGATCTGCAGGAAGGTGCTGATCTTTTTGCTGGTGGGAATGGCAAATATTCTGGATGTGGCTGTGATCGGGAACGGATCCGTGCTGAGGACAGCGGTGATCTTTTTCTATATTTCCAATGAGGGTGTGAGTCTGCTGGAGAATGCAGGGCATCTGGGGCTGCCGATTCCGCAGAAGGTGAAAGAGGTGCTGGAACAGCTGCATGACAGAAGTGAAAAGGGGGGATGGGGAATGAGCTGGTGAAAAGTAGCAACAAAAAGAGTGTGGAAACTGTAGCAAAGGAAGTCATTACCGGAAAGTGGGGGAACGGCGGGGACAGAAAGAAGAGACTGCAGGCTGCGGGATATGATTATGGGGCAGTGCAGAGAAAAGTGAATGAGTTGATGAGATAGTAGGAAGCCTGCTGTTGTCTGTGGAGAAATCTGCGGATGATGGCAGGCTTATTTTTTGTTTGAGGTTTCAAACTTTTATGTGACAAACATAACTGTCTGTGCTATTATAAAAACGATATAAGCGAAAATGACTTTTGCGGAAACGAAAGTATCTTTATATTTTTTTATCCGTATACTTCCTATAATGGGAATGAATACTTGCAAAGTTGATTACTAATATTTTTTCATTATTACAGGTACAATAAGAACATGTAATAGCGGAAATGAGGTATAGTTACTTGCAGATAGAGAAGTATATTGCGGATAAAATAACATCTTTGTGTGAAAAGTGTGATATCAGTAAATATAGATTATCGCAGCTGTCGGGAATTTCCCAGTCATCACTGGGAAGAATCATGGCGCAGGAAAACCTGCCGTCGCTGATTACACTTGAAAAAATATGTGCAGCTTTGGGCGTGACATTATCACAGTTTTTTCAGGAAGGTAATTCAGAGAATCTGACAGAAAAACAGAAAGAAGTTTTAAGGATATGGAACAATCTGAGTACAAATGAGCAGGAAACAGTAATGTCAATGCTGCGTGGACTTCGGAAGTAGGAGAACAGTTCGAGTATATGTATCGGCTGTTCTTCTTTTGTTTTTAGGCGTTAAAACGGTAATGTTTTTCTTGTACATAGTCGAGCATTAGAGTATAATAAAACCAGTTTTTTTTCATATGTTTAAAAGCTATAATAAGAAAAACGGCAAAACAGATGAAAGTCTGCGACGCAAAGCTATAGGGCCTGTAAAATGGTAGCCAGTTGCCACGTTAAAGATGCATTGTCTGCAATGACAATGCTTTTTTCATTTTTGGAGATTAAAAAGAAACTAAAACAGGCAATAATTGGTGGCTGCTAAAATATAAAAATGAAGTAGATAAAAACGCAGGTGTAAAGAAAATCGGTTATGTGGAAGAAAATTAAGTCAGCACAGGAACAAAAAAATACATTTAGGATAAAAAAAGAGTTATGGATTCCGGTATTTGTATTGATGATCGGTTTGGTTGTTCTGGTGAATATAGGCATTCGTGCGGATAGCAGTCAAAGGGATTTGATAAGGTCAAGAGCTGAATTAAACGCAGTAACGTATGCAGATCATATGAAGGCTGATATCGTGAGGGGAATTGATATTACAAATACTTTTGAACAGATTGTTATTAGTGAAAACGGAAAAATTTCCATGTTCTCGAAAGTTGCAGAGAATATGATTGCATATTCCGCAAGAACTGCGCATCCGTTCCAGAGGAACGGAGCGCCATTCCGCTTCAAACTGAGCAAAGCTCAGCAGGTTGATTAATTACTATTGGTTATTCTGCGATCCCTGCCAGGAAATTCAAGGCGATATGCCTTAGATGTCATTCGACTTAAGCAGGCATCTGCGTAGGTGGAATCCCCAAAAAGCTGATACCATCCGGATACTGGAATCTGTGAGATAATAATAGTTGCCTTGCGGCAGTCTCTGGACTCGATGATTTCAAATAAATCGCGGCATTTCTCGATGTCCAGATCCATTAAGCCGAAATCATCTATCACCATGAGATCATAAGCTGCCATTTCATTCGAATACTCAAAGTAAGTACCTTCCTGCCTGGCATGATCTGATTCCTTTAAGAGTGTGTTCGCACGTATGTATTTAACAGTACGGTTCTGATGCATTGCTGTGATACATAAGGCGCAGGCGATGTGCGTTTTCCCAGCACCGGCCCCTCCGGTCATCAGCAGGTTATTCGGCTCATCGATCCAATCACACTTGGCCAGAAGTTCTATGACGTGTGTATTCAGCTGACGTTCTGGATCATAGATTGAACTGTCAAGATCAGCTGCAGGATATTTCAGGGTCGCTTTCTTCATGAGACGTTTAAACTTTTTACTCTCACGCTGATCCCACTCCTGATTTACAATAGCAGCAAAGCGGACTTCAAATGGTTCGAGACCTGTGTTTGGTTCCAAAAGCTGCTTTTCAAATGCTTCAGCCATACCGGACATGCGAAGTTTATACAGCCGATCCATGAGTATGTTCTGTTCCTTTGTGAGTTTATCGTTATAAAGATAGTCTTTTAATCTGTATGCCATAGTACGTCACCCTTACTTATAGTAGTCCTTTCCTCTGATATTTTCATGATTGGGCAGTGTTCCTGGTGAATGCTCGGGGAGTTCCTTCACATCCATCTTTTTCAGCATCTGCTTGAAGGTAAAATACTTACAGGAATTGATCTCTATACATTTACGGGCAACTTCTTCAGCAGCACCTTTCGGGATTGTTTTTACTTTATGCAGGATACCTGCACAGGCATTATAGGACTGCTCTTCATGTTTTGATGATTTAAGGAGTCTGTCAATCAGTTCTGACATCGCAGGACCAATGGCAGAAGCCCAGCGGCGGTAATAATTACCATCCTTTGAATTGACTTCTTTGTAATAAAGGTGTTCTGGCGGCATATGTTCATCTACCGTGATATACAGCGGAAACTCTCTATAAGACCGCTTATGTGTACAGATCAGCCGATTATACTGATCACAGATCCTGATCTCTGAAGCGGTTGCCTTCAGGATTGCAGGCTTGCCACAGTAAGAGTACAATACGGAGTAGTAGTGGCCGTCATACTCGATGTGGTAGTTGTTGGGAACTTTTAGGACCGCTTTATAGTCGCAAGCCGTGTAACATCCGCCTGGCAGTGGTTTCATACATGGTTTGTCATACTTTTCGAAAGCATCCTGTCTTGAGAAGTCCTTGCCTTGAAAAGATCGTTTATTGAGGACTGCTACTATTTTTTTGATTTCAGCATTTAGGTCTTCAAATGATACATATATCTTTTCTTTCAGTTTCTCAACCAGGTGTATTTCAAGATAACGTACATGATTTTCAACTGTAGGCTTGCCTTTCGGCTTTCTAGCGGGTGGTGGAAGAACTATAGTTTCATAGAAATCTTCCAGATCTGCAAAGGTAGACTGCAGGATAAGTTCATCCTTTGTGTGCTTGGTTACAGCAGTTCGCAGGTTATCGGGCACAAAGTATTTCGTAACAGCACCATAAAATGAAACAGCATGGGCACAGCCTTCTATAAAACATGGGAGCTTCTCATTTGGAAAAGCTTCTGCATAGATCAGACTGCTGACTCCAAGAGTGGTCGCAAAGATATGGACTTTTTTGATCTCGCCCGTTTCGGTATCTGTTAACAGTTCCGGCTGATCACCGACCCAGTCGATATACATCTTTTCACCCGGGATTCGGTTTACGGCCATTGATACCTTCTGGCCACCATAGTTTTCTGCCATGAATCGGTTGAAGTATTCGTAAAACTGTGATTTCTCATAACCATCAGGATTCTTTTCTTTATAATCCAGCCAACAGAACGAAATGTTCATGCGGCTCCCTGGTGCATGGATTCTGTCATAGTAATACTGGAAATCTGGAAGTGGGACATCTTTCCTCTGTAGATTTTTCTGCGGATAGAAAAGGTTCTCAACTTCCTTAGGTGCCATCATTCGGAGTTCCTCGATTGGGATTCCGTTGGCATGGTATCGGCTCATGATCAGATTTAATGTACCTGAGCCAATCTTGTAACGGTCCATAACGGACCTGGTCTTGCATCCATTCAAACGCATCTGGATGGAGCCGATAATCGTGTTGTAGTCTTGCATAGTTATGCCTCCTTTCGTAATCATTTGATGACTACGAAAGAACTATAACACGTTGAAAACTTATTGATCAGCTGAAGCGGAAACGCGTTCAGTTACATCCGGAAAGACTGATCAGCTCTTAGCGGAATGCGTGGTCAGATGAGCCGGAATTTGCATATGATGGCAGATTATATCCAGAGTATTCAGATCGCACCAGACGGCGTAGTGACTGAGATTTATCCGGAAGACGGAAATGAGGCTGGAAAGATAGATCTTATTTATGATAAAGAACGAGGAAAGATATCTTGTTATGCCAGAGACAATGATGTGATAACCATGCAGGGACCATTTTCTTTGAAACAGGGTGGAACGGGGATTGCTGTAAGAAATCCGGTGTATGTGGAGCAGAAAAATGGCGAAAGGACATTTTGGGGATTTACAATTGTAATTATTCGTGTACCGGATATATTCGCTGATTCTATAAAGTCACTTACCGATTTTAGCTATGAATATAAGTTGTCTAAAAGTATTGCACCGTGGGATGAAACATACGAAGAAGTGTATGGCTCAGTTGTGGAAATGATTGATCCTGTCACATATACTTTCGAATTAGGTGACAGTCAATGGGTTCTGGAAGTGATGCCTGAAAACGGATGGAATAGCAATGAAAAGTTATATAGACTATGGGGCTGCGGTTTACTGATTGTTTTGCTTTTAACTGGATTTGTTTTTATGATTATGTTACTGCACAGGACACAGGAATCGGAAAACACAGTAGTGAAATTAAATAAAAAACTGCAGAAAGCATTGGAGCAGGCGAAAACAGCCAGTGTTGAAAAATCTAATTTTCTGTTTAATATGTCACATGATATACGTACTCCTATGAATGCAGTTATTGGTATGACGTCATTAATAAGACATGATGCAGGAAATAAAGATAAAGTAATAGAGTATGCAGATAAAATAGATATTTCATCCCAGCATCTGTTAGGGATTATTAATGATATTCTGGATATGAGCAAAATTGAGGCAGAAAAAACAGTTTTTAAATACGATGATTTCTCTATTCTGAATTTTATACAGAAAATCAATAATTTATTTCATTCACAGATAGATGAAAAGAAACAGACTCTTACAACAAAGAAAAATATCCGACATGAGTGGGTGAACGGGGATCAGCTTCACCTGATGCAGATTTTCAACAACCTGCTTTCTAATGCAGTGAAGTACACGCAGGAAGGTGGAGAAATTCAGTTTCTGGTAGAAGAATGTGAAACAAATTCATCCGTCTATGCAAAGTACCGTTTCTTAGTCAGGGATAATGGAATAGGAATGTCAGCAGATTTCAAAGATAAAATCTTTGATGCTTTTACCCGTGCCGAAAATTCTGTGACGAATAAGATCCAGGGAACCGGTCTTGGAATGGCTATTACCAGAAATCTGGTTGAAGCAATGGGAGGTACCATTGATGTGGAGAGTGAACTGGGACAGGGAAGTTGTTTTGAGGTTCTCATAGAGCTGAGAATTGCAGAGGATAGAACAGTTGCTCTGGCGGCACAAGAAGACACAGATGAGCAGAATGTACCATCTGTGAAAATGGTGAAGAGGTTTTGAAAGCATTTGAACAGTCTGCTCCGGGGGATTATGACATGATCCTGATGGATGTGCAGATGCCTGTTATGAATGGTTATGAGGCAACAAAGGCAATCCGCAAAAGCTCCCATGAACTGGCAAAGACGATTCCGATCATTGCCATGACTGCGAATGCATTTTCCGAGGATATTCAACATTCCCTGGCAGCTAGTATGAATGCACACGTTTCAAAACCAGTTGAGATGAAAGTACTGGAAAAGACAATCAGAAGCATAAAATCCGGCGGGGGGGCACCGAACCGCAGGGCATTGAACAGTGACAAATGGTTTTGATACAGTAGTGTAATTTTATTAAATCAGAAGGTTGACAAAGAGATGTATAGAGAAATATATTTGACAGACAGACAGACAGACAGACAGACAGACAGACAGACAGACAGACAGACAGACAGACATGGAGATTAATATGATTCGAGAGCAAAGAAATATGTGGCAGTATTACTGGCTT